TAATGCCGAATACTGGGTCAGACATCTTTGGTTCTCCTTGGTGAAAGTTTTTAGAAACTTTTAGATCACGTGAGCGGGGGTCATTATTTCTAGCGCCTTGACTGTCAAGGCGTGCATCTTGATAGCCAAAATCAATTCAGGTTCAGCCCCCGAAGAAGTTGGGGAGAAGATCCGTATCTCTCGGACATAATCCCCGACGCTTTGATCTTGAATGATCGGGGTCACAACTACTTGGCCGACGAGATTGCAGTCCATCCGCGTAGACAACACTTGCAGCGGAGACGTAATGACCGGCTGGTGCGCCGGCGGAATTGGCGTTGACGAACGCCCCTCAAAGAATGCTACGTCAGCCATGTCGGCGGCTCCTGTTGTTGGTCAGACTATCGAGCTTGGCTTGTAACTTCGCCTCATCCAATCCAAGCTCTTCAATAAGGACCTGCATCAATGTCGGCGGTGGTGGGGGTGGCGGTTCAATCCTTTTATTCTTGAGGTCAAGGCGTTGCATCCGAAGTGACTCGTGGTCTGCCGGCGGATCAGTCACTTCGAACAATCTCATGCCTGCAGTCGGAAACAATTCCGAAACATCGTATGTCGTGGTGGCGATTGAAAGACCGCCATCATCAGTCGGCACTGCGATGACGAACAGGCCTTTCGTTTCGCTCAACTCTTTGCGGAACTGATACCAGTCGGCACCATCAGAAAGACGCCGAGAAAATAGAATGTGAGAAGGCAAAGGGATCGGATAATTCTCCGGCTTTTCGGAAGCGACCCACTCACCATGATCAATGATATTCATGATGCCCATCCTGAAGTATACCAACCACCATTGACATTGTGTTGACATTGCCGCCAACGAGCCATGAACACGCCAGGACCACCGTAGTATGGGGTGGCCATATTGAGGCCCGTGATGCAAGCATTGCCGATCTCGGCAAACTGATACCACCAACCACCGAAGTCGATGTCGCCCGCGTGAACCCAGCGAACACTGTTGACCAATTGGCTGTAGCGATAATTCGCCGCGTCCCACGCGTAAGCGCTGGCGCGGCCGTTGACGTAGTCATGCAGCCAGCCGTATTGAGCAATCCACTTGTGGCCGCCGTTGGTCGTGTATTCGATCCAGCCACCACCATTGTTGAGATACCCAATCAAATCTGATTGGTGATGGATATGCATCGGCCCCCAGTCCGTGTCGTACATATTGATCATCGGGCCGGTAGAACTGATTTGAAGATGCTGAGTGTAAGTCGCACCATTAACAGTTTCGTTGCCGTGAACTGTCATGCCCCATACTGTTGCGGGGTGGCCGTTGGTGTAAACGCTATAGCAATTAAGATGACCACCAGAGATGTTGCCGCCATTCGAACTCAATGCCCCGCCAACAAAGACATGCGTGCCGCCATCCCAATGGTGATAAGCAGAATGCTGGGCATTCATCCACATGATGCCGGTGTTAGAATTCCCAGCTCGATAAGTAGTGATGTCTCCGTTGATGACATCAAAATTGCCGTTCACAACTGAAGCACCAGTGACATTCAATTGCTTGGTATAAGTAATGCCGTTCTGCCGATTGATCTGCAGTGGCGTGTCAATATAAACGCCAGTGTCAGTATAGCGTAACACCGAGAAATTGGCGCCGGCATTGCCGCCCGCATCTGGAGTATTATCGGCCACCGACAAGATCCAGCGACGGACACCAGCGGTTGACAGCGCCTCAATCATCCGGTGTTCACCGGTGGCAGTGGGCTGCAACCTCAGTGCCGGATTGGATGTTCTGATAGTGAGGTTGGCATTGATGATACCGCCAGCACCCAGGACGTTATCAACGTATTGCTTGCTCGTGGCGTGTGCTGCTTGTGTCGGCACCAGGGGCACATTCAAAGGCCCCGTCATGGTGTCACCAGTCCGCGTGACGTTCAGCCCCGAGTATTCGATCATCCTTGCGCGGGACCAAGCCGTGGTTGCAAGCAGGACATCGTTCGAACCAACTGGCGGATGCACGCCCCTTTGCACTGCTTCGAAAGGCACCGTGCCATCTTTGCGGATGAAGGCATAGGCATCCAGGCCTGACTCGGCCAGGGCTTGCGCCGCCGCGATGATCTCGGCGTGTAGCGTGATGACCTGGGCAGTATCAGCAACGACCGTATCATGCATCGGGCCGACGGCATCATGATAAATCTTGGTAGAGTCCGCCATGCCTGGCGTCGAAGAAATCATCCAGCTTGAATGTGGTCCTGGGTTGCCGTGAATAGCTGTCACGGTCAATTCAATCAGGCCATCGCTTTGAGTGTAAGACCCCACGCGCGCGATGGCGTAATCATCAATCGAATGTTCGATGATCACATAAGGTGATGGCGTGAATGAGGTACGCTGTACGCCCTCATCCACGATCATCGTCATGTAGCCCATCACCATCGTATAGGGCGTCGAGACCGGCGCCAGCATGAAGCCGAGTTTGGTGACGGCAATGATGTCCTTGGTTGCGGGGATCAGGATCTCATTCATCCGCAACAATGCTGCTGCCCGAATTTCTTCGGTGATTTCAGCAACAGCATCCTGTTCTTGTTCAATAGACTGGAAGCGGCCTTCCAGCGATGGCAGCAACCGCTTCATATAAGGAAGCAATTGCGTGCCCGGCTTAAGATCGAATTCTTCATCCAGCCGTTTTAGCGCCATGGTGCTTAACCTTTGAATTTGTGCTTCGTGGCTGGTGCTGTTGACGGTGTAACATCTGGATCGGCAGGAATGTCGCCGATCACAACTGCGTCGATGACTGCAGCACTGATCTCTGTACAGGCTGCCCCGACCATCTGATAGGTTTTCCCTGGCGACAACATGCGGCCAGAGAACACAATGCCTTTGCCCAACTTGATCTCGTAAACCTTGAGTGGGTCATAGGTCGCAGGCGGCACTTCCCGAACACCAGGCAGATCAGGAGGGCTGTCTTCAGATGGCGAAGAGGGACCACCAATCAGGATGCGCCGATCATCCACCCATTCACCCTGGCGGACCTGCCGCTTAGAACCATCCCCGCTTGCTGGTCCTGATGGCATGGTGGCAGGGTGGGATGTCCCCAAATGCGAACGGGCCTCATCAAGCTGTGCCCGACTGTACGGGACACTGACATTGCGGTTCGGATATTTATCAGTAGACATGTAGGCCTCCGTTAAATGAATACACCGATATCGATACGCTCACCGACAAGATAGCCAGTCAACTTGTTATCGGTTGTTCCTTCGATCCTGACTTTGTAAGCAGAGATTGCTGCCCCGCCCAAAGCCGCCAAATTCCAGGTGCAACGCCGGATCAATGTGGTCGGATCATCCGGATCGATTTCATCTTCGATCAAGGATGGTGTCCGCACATTAACATAGCCAGCACCCGTTAACAGGCGAACGATGGCAGTGTGGTAGGGAGGGCCTCGCCATGCCTCCAGACGGACATCAACATAGACTGTGTTGACAGGCGTCGGCATTGTCCGGGCTGTCGAGATGTGCCGGTAATCAGAACGACGCCGAGAGGTGAGTGACCGGCTATTCGACGCCACACCAAAGCCAGGCATTTCATCAGTCGTGCCCGACAGCAATGCACGGAAGGGCAGCAATGGCGGCAGGGCATTCAATGGGTTGCCCTGGTGATAATGCGATAGGGCTTTCCATTCACCGTTGACCTGCACCTCGTAAGTAATGGTGGTGCCGGGTGGCCGTGTCGAGTCGTAATTCAGATCGATCTCGGCAATGCCTCCACCCAACTCAAGCGGCGCCAACTGGGCATAGACGCGGTTGCTCCTGAACCTTGCGAACTGTAGCCGGAACGCAAAGTCCTTTGTCATGTCACCCATTGACCAAGCACCATCGGTCGAGGTGAACATGGAGCCCTGAGCGAACTTGTTATTGTGAACAAGGCTGATGAAGTGGTTGCCTGCCGTCTGCAACACAACGGCGTAACGGCCGCCCTTTGCAAGATATGTCGGCAAGAATTCAAACCGCGTGCCATTCGGAGTTATCCGCAACAGGTCGGCAGGCAAAGTCGAACGGCCGATTGTCCGCTCATAGTTGGGTGCGCCAGCCGCATTACATTCGCAGATCAGGCAGTGCACATCACCCGATGCAGCTTTGCGGGTGAAGAACATATCGACCGACGTCAGCCAACCACCCTGGGAATTCAGGAAGGTCTGCGATACGACCGACCCTTGCAAACCTTCGATGGTGACGATCTGCCGCCAGTAATAACTGTCGACGATTTCATCGACCCAGAACTGCACAAGCCGCAGGATGGTGTGGCCAGGATTGTCTTGCACATCCAGGATCTGGAATGTCTCATTGCCGCGGGTCAAGATGTTGCGGACAGGATCATAGATCAAATCGGTGTTGACCGAGAAGCCGCCCCAATAGCCAGCACCACGCTCAGTTGCGCTGGATGTCATCCAGTCATTGCCGGATGGAGCAAACCACCATGCGCCGTTCTGACAGACATAGAACGCCGTGCCCCAACGAATGCGGGTCCGGGTCTTAGTGCACAATTCCCAACTGATTGTCTGGAATTGGTATTGCGAGATCGACAGCTCGCTATCGTTGCCGAGAACCTCCAACCGGGTCACTTGATCATAAACAGGCAGGATGAAGTTGGACTGGTTGGTGACGGCAGGGTCTAGGGGATTGAGCAAGGCGAACTGCGTATCGCGCTGCTGTTCAAACGGAAACCGGATGCCTTCCTCAACCTGGGCCATGTAATCGACATGCAGGATATCAGACTCGTCGTCGGTCAGGAAATGGTCAGCACCCCACGATGTATAATTGTCAGGGAGCCCCGCCTTTTCTTTCAAACGAGCAACGTCGGCGCAGACCTTCATAACGAAACGCATTGTTGCCGTGCCATTGATACGGATGGCAAGGGCTGCAATATCGGTCGCCAAGGTATCAAGACGCGAGGACGTGCGGGAACGCCACGCATCGTTCTCATTCATCCGCGCATCTAGATCGAGAAGATTAGGCGCGTAATTCTCTTCGGACATTTCAATAGAAACGATGCCCGTGCTATCAAGCAAGATCCACGCCACTGCCAGGGTATTGGATGCAATGGATGGGTGCTGCGGATCAGGACCTTCAGCACCAACCACCGTACTGATGTTCGCCCACCGCCGGTTCTCAGTCGAGACCACACGCGCGACCGTGGCGCGGGTCACGGGGTCCGTGAGGAAGGTACGCGGCTCAGTATCCGTTTCAACCTCTTGGCCCCACACCACCACGCCGACATAACGGCGAGTAACCACTGGCAACACGCTCAGCAGGTCGAGGGATGACCCACCTTCATTGTCATTGTAGAAAACAAGACCATTGTGATAAAGCCGGCCATTGCCCACGGTCACCACCGCCGGTGCAGTCTGCACCGTGGTAAATCCAGTGAACGCCATGCTGGGAATGAGCGTATCGACAACGATGTGGTCGAAGGACGAACGAGGGAAAAGACCGAAGTTGTTGAAATCTTCGACCGTGACCTTCTGCCAGTCCTGAATGTTGACCTTACGTTCCATGGTGTGCCTCTCCTAGAGCAAGTTGATCACTTGCTGATCAATAGTGGTTTCTGTCCAAGCGCGTTCGCGTAGTTCAATCAATCGTGTCGGATCATAAGCAGTACGAACCCTGTCCCGTAATGCTTGCGACATCACAACGGAGCGACACGCTCGATCGAAATCCTCAAGGTCAACTGGGCTAGCAAAATAATTGTCATCGGTGAGATGGCCTTCATCAGCAAACCAACTATGCCAATTATCTTCTGTGTTTAGATCTATCATCAAGTCAGCAGTGTAAGCTGGCCAACTGACATAATCGACGCCGACAAACGAGATGCCCCCGGTGATGTTCGCAACGATGTCGGGATCATGCAAGAAAATTCGATCAGCCAACATCCGTGCAGCGTCGTATCCGGCATCAGCGTAGTACACGATAGGCACTGGAGGCGGTGGATCTGGTATCGTGTTATAGGGTGGCGTCGGATGATAGACCAGCGGGTTCACTTCGGGCGGTTCTGGTGGTGTCAAGTTGCGGCTGTCGCTCCAGTCACCAGCGAAGAAAAATGAATTGCCCCAACCAATATCGCTATCGCGTTCATAACGAACATCGATTGGCTCCATGCCAGGAAGCACTGTGTCCAGATGAAGCTGACTTTCTTCGTGGCTGTAACTACCATCAATGCGAACGGTTACCAGTTGCGGCACCACTGTTTCGGCGCAGACGTATTGTTCGTCGTTGATGAAATCATCTTGCATGTAGGCCAGTCCGGCCAAGCCAGGAATAGCGACACGCTCATAATCGACAGAAGCCACACCATTGATGGTCTTGGTGAACGTATAGATCTGCAGGGGTTGGTCTACACCTTTGATCCTCAAGTATGCTTTACGGCCATGCAAGGCTTCACCATCATCAAGACCGACATGCCAACCTGCACCACCATCATCGCAAAACAGAACATCGACACCATCCCAGCCGACGCCCTCATGAAAAGTAATACGAACCTCTGGCATCAGATGTATCCAGAAGTCGTAAGCCTCTTTGGACATTGACGGCGAAGCAAAGAATGATTGCGGCGGGCGGAGGGCCTGCTCGACTTCATAACCACCAGTGAAATCCCGACCAGCAAAATCGAGACCCATCTCAATGCCGGCTAACGTGCCGCGCATTGACTTGTATTCGAACTGGCGGGCAACCCATTCCCGCTGAGTGCTTTCAGACCATCCTTGCTCCCACATCAATGCGCCCTGGGCATAGGCAAGGTAGGGCAGATTGTTGTAAGAAATCTTGTAGGGGTTCCACTGGTCTTTGATGATCTCAGCGTAA